AGAGGTACCCCAGAAGATAACTGGGGTATTATAGAGGAGATTTTAAATGAGGTTAGATAGAGATGTTTGTGGAATTATTGGCTGCATACTAGGATATATATTTATGATTTATCTTCATGCAGAAACGTTTTCGGTTTATTAGCCCAAAGATTAATAGCAATTGCTTTTCTTGTACCTTTTTTTACCATTTGAACACCATGTAATTGACCTGCATCAAAAATTACCAGTCGATTAAATTTAGGTGCAATTAATTCATAGTCCTCAATTATTTCTTCTGTTTTTGTATTCCAAATAATTAATTTACCGCCTTCAATCTCATCATTCTCTTTACAAGGGTAAAAAATTGTACCAATAGCAGGAGAGACTACCTCCCCTGTGTCATGCCATAAATCTTCGTCTTTATCAAAGTGTCTTTTTAAATGGTAGAAATTTCCGTCATAGTCTTTAATTTCTTTACGGTCCCCCGCAGAATAGCTCCCAGTCCAATGTTCATACCCTACAAATTCGGGCTTGTCAAAGCGATCCCATATAGCATGTATCAATTCGTGCCGAAGTGCACTGGTTTGGGCGTCTTTATCATGCCAACTATACCCCGGCTCCCAAAATTCTTCACTATTATTTATTCTAGCAAGTAAATCCATGTCCGATATAAAATTATCTAAAATAATCAATATACATCTCCTTCTTCTCTAGAACTCCATAAAGTTAGGCTATATTTTGTTCCTGACTTTAGTTCTGTACACTCATGTGGGTGTGACACAGATGCTGGCCATAGAACCATAGAACCTATATCGTGTTCTAAGTTTGTAATATTTTGTCTTGGAAAGTTAAGAAATGCTCCTTTAAAATCATTATTCAGTTTCATACTGCCACTTACTAAACTCATATCATGGTGTAGGTTTAACTTTGTTTGTGTATCTAGAGAGTACTTCATTGCGAACAGGTCACGAATACCATACATTTTTAGTGCTGCCCAATACCCTTCAGTAATATGTTCTATCTTATCATAATAGGCTTTTTCAAAGGCTTTATAAAATTTTTGTTTATCCATGTATCTTAATCGTATTTCTTGTGCGGGAAACTTATCATTTGGAAGTGGCTCCCATCCACCTATAAAATTACACTCCTCAATAAGATCACTACAAAACTCAGGAGATAATAGATTCTTAATTAAAATCATATCTTTATCTATGTACTCAACATCTTTTTGCATATATTTTGGAACATAGAAAGCGTACTGACTGTCTTGTAAATCATGAACATATTTCCAATATACTTCTTTTGTATATTCTCCACCATTTCCATGTAATACACAACTCGTACAATTAGTTTCTGTATTTACTAGTTGATTCCATTCGTTAACTGCGATACTATCTTCGATTCCAGACAAACAAAAGAATATATAACTTTCCCAATCTAGCACCATATCATGCTTATTACTTAAATACTCTAGTTGTACGTAAAGTTGGTCGTCTGCATGGTCTTCTATATCTTTTTCAAATAAGATTTTTAATGCACCAACTGTTCCAATATAAGTACCACTATTTAGATACTTATATCCACCTGTCTCTGGAAATTGATCTGCAATACCTTGGTCAGGCCAACAGAGTTTTTCTGCTGAGAATACTAACTCTTTTCTAAAGCTAAAATACCTTTTTAGTATATCATCTATATTTGCATTTATAAAACAATCAAAGCCATCTACAAACATGATTATATCTTGATCTTGGTAGTTTTTTAACTCCTCTTTCATCATGTTAATCTTCTGTCCGCCACCAGGCCCTTCCATTGTACCACCTTTCCATACTACACCTTCTCCAATATTTCTAATTGGATAAGTAGTAGATTCCATTAATGGTTTTACTTTTTCTACATTGTCTCCTACAGTAATTATATTAAATTCGTAGTTAGGGAAAATTTCTTCTGGTACTTCTGTGTCTGTTTCACTATATGCAATAGATCTTGGAGTAACAATATCTTTTTTCCACGCAACAGAACTAAATATTTTACTAGTCCATTTAGCTTGTAAGCTAGGGTTTCTTTGTTTTCCTATAGCCATAGGCACTATTTCATCTGCCGGTATAAGAGGATTATCTTTAAAATAATTTAAGTACGCTTCTGCAACAGCTGGATTTATAGCATAACCACAAGTCCAGTAGCAAAATCCAGGTGTTTCTAGAGTTTCATTAATTTCAATAGGTTCTATACTATCCTCTACAGGTCTTTTACCTAGATAAACAAAATCGTGCTCTAGTAGTTGTGTTTCAACAAGAAGATTATAATCCTCTTCTACTATATCTATATCATCTTCTAGTATTATTACAGGTTCATTTAGTTTTACAACTTTTTTCCATACTTCTATGTGCGATAGTATACAACCAATTTCTCCTTGTGTAAGTCTACGATTCCAGTTAGGGTCTCTCCACTCACGGTCTGCCCAGTAGGGTAAAATACTTTCTACGGTTTCTACCCTCCCGTCCACAGCCGGAACACGAGTAGCTCTAGGAAAGTGTTTCTCCATGTGCTCTCGCTTCCAGGGGCATCTATCTAAATTTATATAGAATTCTTTAAGCATCTTTTTTTACTTCTAGTTTAAATTTAGCTACTATAGTCTCTTGTGCGGCCTTTATTTGATCCATCTCCATTAAAAGATTTCTTTCCTTACTTTGTAGACTTGTCATTAGCTCAATCATATATTTAGCTTCATTTGATAAATCATCAATTATGTACTCTTTGTCATCTAATGTGATAGTTTGTGGTTTGTTTTCTTCTGTCATAATTTCTCCTTAAACAAAAATGTCTTGCCAGTTACCTTGTGTACTAGCTTTTGCATACTCTGTAGCACGGTTCTCAAAAAAGTTGGTATGCTCAACTGCGTTTACTTGTGTATCAATCCATGGAAGAGGATTTTCAGTACTATGGAATATAGCTTTCAGGCCCAGTCCTAGTAGTCTTCTATCCGCAATATAACGAATATACTCTTTTACTTCCTTTGCAGTAAGGTCAGGTATATCTGCTTTTTCAAAGCAAACATCAATAAACTTATCTTCTAACTCTACTACTCTTTCAGCAGCACAGTAGATTTCATACTTTAATTTATCTGTCCATAGCTCAGGATTCTCTGCAATAAACTCTCTAAAAAGTTTTGATACGTTCTCAACATGGAGTGTTTCATCACGAATAGACCATGTAACAATTTGTCCCATACCTTTCATAAGTCCATGCCTTGGTAGATTTAAAAGAATAGCAAAACTACTAAATAGTTGCACTCCCTCTGTAAATCCACTATATACTGCCATTGTTTTAGCAATATCATGTTTTGTATTCATATTAAAGTCTGATAAGTACTCATGCTTTTCTGCCATAGCTTGAATATCCATAAACTCTTGATAAATACTGTCTTCTTTTCCTAATGTTTCTAATAACAACGAATATGCATCTTGGTGTACCGCTTCCATAGCAGCAAAACTTACTAACATCATTCTCACTTCTGGTGCTTTGAATGTAGGTAAGTAATGCTTAGCATAACCGCAGCAAACATCTACGTCCGCTTGTGTAAAAAATCTAAAAATATTATCAATTAAGTCTCTGTTTTCAGGAGTTAATTTTTCTTTATAGTCTTTTATGTCATCTTGTAATGGAACTTCTTCTGGCATCCAATGCATTTGTTGTTGTTTCTTATAGGCTTCATATGCCCACGAGTAATCAAAAGGTTTGTAATAATTTCTTTCATCTAATAAACTCATAATTTATCCCTCACAACTTAAACAATCTGATTGTTCAAATATTATTTCTCTCTTTGCTTGATTAGATACTTCATCTGCTCTTGATATAGCTTCTGAACGTAAATAGTAAAGCGTTTTTAAGTTTTTTGCCCACGCTAACATATGAGCATTATGTAACTCTGCCTTAGTTACATCAGGTGGAAAGAATAGATTTAATGACTGAGCTTGGCAGATATGCTCTTGTCTTTGTGCAGCATGCTCTATAATCCATGACTGGTTTATTTCAACTGCTGTTTTAAATACATCTTTCTCGTTGTCTGTAAGACAATCTAAGTGTTGAACACTTCCTTTGTTTACAACTACACTTCTCCAAGTTTCGTCATAAACTCCAGCATGTCCTATTTTTTGCATTAATAGTGCATCCAAGTATTTATTCTTTAATAAATTAGAACCTGATTTAGTCTTCTGCGTAAACGCATTTGCTCTAAAAGGCTCTATACTTGGGCTTGTGTTTCCACATAAAATACTAGAAGAAGCGTTAGGAGCAATTGCGAGTAAATGAGCATTTCTTACTGTGCAAGAATCATCGTCGGGACAAGCCCCTCTTTCAACTGCTAATCTTCTAGTCTCTTTGTCTGCTTGACTTTTTATGTGTGTAAATATTTCATCATTAAATGCTGAAGCAATAGCACTCTCAAAGGGTACCATATTCTTCTGTAGATACGCATGGAACCCCATTGCACCTAATCCGATACTTCTTTCTCTTTTAGCACTGTACTTTGCTTTACTTAGAGACTCTGGAGCATTATGAATAAAATATTCTAGTACATTATCAAGGAACCTTACAAGGTCTGGAATAAACGCGGGTACGTCTTTCCACTCATCAAAAAATTCTAAGTTAACACTAGAAAGACAACATACTGCTGTTCTTTCCTCGTTAGTAGCAAGAGTAATCTCACTACATAAGTTACTTTGATGAACTCTTAAACCTTTTTTCCTTTGAAATTCTGGTAAATTATTATTTACAGCATCTTCAAACATTATATAAGGCTCTCCTGATTCCATTCTATTTTGGAGGATTTTAACCCAAAGTGCTCTTGCTGAAACAGTCTTTTTGACTTCTTGACTGTGTGGGTCTATTAGTTCCCACGAGTCGTCATATCCTGGTTCTTTTGTTGCAAGGTGGATCTTCTCCATGAACTTATCTGAAACGATAATGCCATGATGAAGATTAAGACACTTACGGTTGCTATCCCCACCAGTAGGTTTTCTAACATCTAAAAACTCCTCTACTTCGGGGTGACTAATATCCATATAACCTGCATAACTACCCCGTCTAGTTATACCTTGGCTGAACGCTAACATTTCTGCGTCCACTACTTTTAGAAATGGAACTACTCCAGTAGACTCTGAGCCTTTAGATGTTTTTGTTCCTGCTGAACGAACATCTCCCCAGTACCCACCAATTCCTCCACCAAAGCTACTCAAAAAAGCATTTTCAGTGAAATGATCTGTAATTCCTTCTCTGCTATCTTCTACATAATTAAGAAAACAACTTATTGGCAACCCTCTTTTAGTTCCACCATTTGATAGAACAGGGGTTGCAAACATAAACCACATTTTACTAGCGTAATCATAAATACGCTGAGCATGGTCTTCATCATCAGCAAAGGCGTCTGCCGCCCGAGCAAATGCTTCTTGAGGACTCTCCTCTCCTGGGAGCATATATCGATCCCTTAATGTAATCTTACTAAACTCTGTTAGTAATTTATCTCTACTATAATCTAATTTCATATATAATTCCCTAAAATGTCGTCTACGACCTTTGTATGTTTACCTATTGCTGTCTCTGAATATTCTACTAAATCCATAAGTTCAACATTAAGTAATAATTTTTCTTTGTTACTATTTAATTCATCTATAAACTTATAACGACTATCAATAGGACATGAATTGTATATGTCATATATGTCGCCATATTGTTCTATAAGTTGAGCTGCTCTCTTCGGACCAACTCCTTTAATTCCTGGTATATTATCTCCTTTATCTCCTGTTAAACACTTGAAAGTTAAGTACATCTCTGGGTCTACTTCATAGTGTTCGTCCCAGTTTAGTATTGTAGTCTCTTTCTTAGTTATTGTAGAGAATCGTGAGACATTTTCTTGGACTAATAAGTCCCAGTCTTTGTCTGAGGAAATTAACCAAATTTCATTTATATTATAGTCCTCTCGTTTTTGGACTATGTAAGCAGCAATGTCATCTGCTTCTACTCCACCAAAGCGGAGTGTTGGTATTCCTCGTTCTTGAAAAGTTTTAAGACTTAAGTCAAACTCTTCTAGTATTTCTTGGAATTGTTGTTTCTCTTCTTCTGTTTGGTCTGCAAGTTTTTCTGTTCTGTTAGCCTTATATTCAGGATATAATTCTTTACGATAATGACTTCCGCCATCACCTAATACTACTATATTCCCACAGTCGTATGACTTTGCTAACGACTCCACAGTTCTTACGAAATCAAACTGAAAATCATATTTTTTTGCATGGATCCATCTCCATATAATGTTGAACCCATCAACTATCAATAAGTTCCCATTCGGAATCGGGCTCCCATGGTCTGTAAATTTTATCGCCATTTGTAAATACCACCTTTTCTTGTTCTAGCCAATCTTCAGCAAGAGCCACATATGCTCCTACCCAGTTGACATACATATATCGTTTGCAAACTTTAGGTTTGCGTACTGTGGCAACAAATATTTTTGAACGATTGTATTTAAAAAAGAGTAAAGGTTCTTGATCTCCGTCATGTGCTTGTTTACATATTTTGCTCCACCACTTCATCCACTCATTACTTTTACTAGTAAATATCTTGTCATTAAAATGAGAATCTTTATAATTCTTCACTTCTATGCAAAATATATTGTGTTTGTGCGGAACGTATATATCCCCTTTCAAATAGTGCAATGCACCAGATGCTGGGATTCGTTCAAACTCTAACTGTGTATGTCTACGAAGCATGTCTCTTACTAGATACTCACCTCTTGCTCCTTTTGCTCTACTATCCGTCATTTAAATAACTCATATTTTCTTCTTTAATTACTTCTATTTTAGAGAGCAGTGGATGTGTCCAACCATGCGACACCATGAAAGTATTTAAGTTTTCTTCTCCCAACAAAACCTCTACTACTTTCTCTTTACCTTGCTCATCTAAAGCTTGTGTTACCTCGTCTAAGAATAAGATATTTATTCTTGACTTTGAGATACTCGCCATCAGTTTTCTAATAGCAATAAGAGTTGCAATGTTTACTCTTGCGAGTTCACCACTTGATAATGCTAGTATTTCTACTGGCTTACCATTATCATCAATCTCTACGTTTAACTTATCATTGTTAATTACAAACTGCAAGTTAAATCTGCCATCAGAAAGTTCTGCTAAATATTTATTTGCCAATTCTTCTAAATCTTTTACTAGACTCTCTATCTTATATGCTAAGAGTCCATTTGTGCTAAAGCCTTTCTTTAATACTTCTAAATAAGTATTCTTTTCTTCTTCGATAATTATATCGTTTGTTACATCCTCTAGCTGTGTTTCGAAACCTTCTGTCTGTTCCTGTATAATACCTACCCTTGTATTATGTTTATCTACTTCACTATTCTTTTCTATTATCTTTTCAAGCTCATTTCTTTCGGCTTGTATTTTTGTTTTAAGTACAGTTATTCTGTCCTCCAACTTGCCTTTGTCTATTAACTGACTTGGCAGTTTTTGATTTATACTTTTATAAATCATTTCCCACTCTTCTACCATATTATCTGCATGGTGAAGTTTAGCATTATTCTCTTCTGCTCCAACTATTTTTTCTTGTACTTTTTTAATTTCTGTACCCATATATGTTGCAGTTTTATTGTGTCTATCATATTGCTCTTGTATAAATTTTAAATCTATAGGTTGCTCACAAGTTGGACACTCTGCATTATCACTATTTTTTAACTTTTCATACTTATTTCTCATTCTTACTTCTTGAGCAAGTTCTGACTTCCAAGTACCTAAAGACTCATTGAAGAAGGAAGTATCTTGTTTAGCCCCATTTGCTACAATATCCTGGTACTTAGAGATATTTATTTCTTCTAACTCTGACTTCCAATGATTATTTCTTGAGATTTTTTTATTATTTTCAGAGATATTTGAAATCTCTATCATTAGTGAACGTAATTCTTCTTCATCTTTTTCTTCGATTTTTGGTAGATTCATCTTTGGAAGTAGTGTCATGTCTATCGAATTGTTGTTCTCTAACCATGAAACAATTTGACCAGATTTTCCATTTAGTCCTGCTAAATGCTGTGATGAAATCCTTGATTCTTCTTTGAACAACTCAAAAAACTGCACATATTGATCCAAGTTTAATAGGTCAATTAGAAACTTCTTTCTGTTAGTATCAGTTGCAGTTAAAAATTGCAAACTAGCATTGGTGTTTTGATATACTAACTGTGTAAATGTTTTGAAATCTATGTTCAATAAGTCTTCTACAGTCTTATACGTATTTGTTGCTGTATGAGAGGAGATATCTTTTCCATTCTCATATAATTTACACTTAATTCCACCCTTTCTTTTTACATCAATTTCGTAGTCTTTGTCGTCAACAGAAAAAGTAAGATTAATACTATAACCTTTGTTTGCATATCTATTAGGTATGTCTGCCTTCTTAACACCTTTACTATTCTTATTAAATAATACTTCTTCTAGTATTAAGGGGATAGACGATTTGCCTACACCATTTGTTCCAACTAACTGTGTTAGGGTTGAATCTTCTAAATCTAATTCAATATTTTCCCCATATGAAAAACAGTTACTCCACTTCAACGTTTTTAGAATAATCACTAAATACTCCTATTACTTTACTAATTTTTTCTTTATCCAAGTTTAATACTTCTCCGAAGTACATTGCAAGTTCCTCTTCAATAGTCATCTCTTTTTCTAGTGCTAGTGTAGATTCGCTTGTCTTTTTTAGTAACTTTTTGTCTAATAAATCTGAGTTCTTAATATTAGCAAGGTCTGTTACATCACCTTCTATTTCATAGATTGTATGATCGAAGTCTGTTGCTACCATATCATCTGTACTTGTTACAGTTTTACGATATAATTGAGGAAGTTTAAACTCTCCCCATTTCCAACTCCAATCAAATCCATTTGCTCTATGTGGCTCTTCGATAAGAAGATAACCAGTTTTAATTTTGTTTCTGTGAAAACTTGTAGACATTGGGCTACCTGGGTATACAATATTTCTTTGAGTATTCTCGTGAGCATGTAAGTCCCCGGCAAAGACAGTTTTATACTTGTCAAACCTTGTTAAATCTACTTCAGGTGTCACATGAGGGGGTATTTCGCCCCTCACATGAGTAAATAAAACCTGAGAGTCAATATTCTCTATACTATTCTTCTTGTGCAAGTCTGCATAAGGTAATATAGCATAGTTTTCAAACTCTTTAGTTTCAGTTATAACTTCAACCAATGGGTTTAATTCGTTAGTAACTCTTATCAAATTACTAAAAAATGTTTTATTTTTTCTAGTAGCTTCATGGTTGCCATCATATATGATAGTTTTAACATTAGCACTCTTTACAAAATCAAAATAAAGAGTTAACTCGTCCATAGAAGGAGTTCTATCAAATAGATCTCCTCCAATGATGTGTAATGAAACGTCATTGTCGTTTACTACATCTTCTATCTGTTCAAAGAATAACTGATATCTTGAGCAAGCCCAGGATGCCGGTACATTCTTCTGTCCTAATTTAATGTGCCAATCTGCTGTAAATAAAATCATATTACGATACGTCAAACTCATCTGATATGTTACTATCAACTTCACCATCAACTTGTGTTATCTTCTTAAGAAGTTCAAGTTGTATCTCAGGTGTAGGTCTTGGTAATACTTCATCCATAGATCTTAAACCTTCAACAAGTTTCATCTCGTTGTCGTCTAGTTTCCTAGGCTTACACTTAAGTGCTTGTAATTGATACTCCACATTATATGGATTTGGTCCTGTTTTCTTTCTTTTAAAGAATACATCCCATCCTGTAGTCTGGTCAGTAGGATCGCCTAGATCTTCCATCGCTACAGTAATTTGCTCGAATAACTTTTTCTTTAAGTTAAAGATCTTTACTGTGTTATCACCATAGTCTATGCACTGAATCGCATAAGACCAACCACATTTTAGGTCGGTAAAGTACTCTTGTACATGATCTTTTTCTCTATTGTTGAAAGTTTCTGTGTTTCTGTCGAAAGCCAAACATTCCATAGGGATATTCTTCCCATTCTCGCCTTTAACCCAATACACATATCTTGGTAATAAGTCGCCCACTAGTCTTACGTGGTGGTCTTCTTTTCCTGCATATGCGTAGGATTCTGCTCTTTCTTTCTTAGCTTCGCCTTTAGTCTGATTAAATTTTATTGCCATTTTAATTCCTTTAAGTCTGTGATTTCTTCGAATTTGAAGTGAATCTTATCATCTTCTATTCTAAGTAATCTATTGTTTAATATTATATCCTCACTCAGTGGGTACCTTATGAGGTCCAGTGTGGTGTCTTTTGTTACCACATAGTGGTTATAACTGCGAAATGATGCGACACCTGCATATTCCACAATCTCTCTGTCGGAGAAAAATCTCCGCTGTATAAATAATGCTTTAGGATTTAAGAGGTAACTATGCCCTCCCCACTTTTTAGTCCAAAATTTGAACTTGGGGTCATAATAGTTTGAAGGCGGTATTCTATACGTTAAGATATCAAGAATAACCATGATGTCTTTGGTACTACCGTTTGTCTCTTTTAGAATCTTTTTCCAATTATACAATATCATATATTATAACAAAATTTTAACTTGTTGTCAAGCATTATTTTTCTGATCTACTCGGTTAACGAATTTATAAAACTCTAACCTCGTAGCCCTGTTTAATGTAAAACCCATGTCGAGCCGTTGCCTGCTTAGCAGCAGTCTTACCTCGTAGATTTATGTCTACTACTATGGGTTGCCTCTTTCCTTCTCTCTTACGAATAACTCTGCCGATTAACTGCGTGAGTAAAGGGTCGTTATTGATTGGGGTTGCTAGAACTAAACAGCTTAATACATCAAGAGATATTCCTTCTGAGAATATAGCCTGTGTACCATAGAGGATATCTTTAGAATCTTTTACACTTTCTAAAAGTTCCTCCCTCTGTTCATGTTCTAACTCGCCTGTAATGCACACGGCAGAATCACCACTCAGTCTAGCACAAGTCTTTAGCAAAGAGACTCGATCACTTACTACCAGAACCTTGTGTCCTTTGGCTGCATAAGCAGATGCAATCATTGCAATGCTATGCACATATTCTTCTTGTGAAACCAAGTGGTTAATCCTATTCGCCCAAGGTATACGCGCTCCATCCATGAAACGCACCTCGGATTTAATTATGTCAATAACAGGAGTCATATAGTTTTCTCTAGGTGGTTTTATAACGTGCTGTCCAAAGTAATCTCTAAATACCACGTGCTTACCATCTTTTCTTTCTAATGTCCCTGTTAGACCTATTTTATATCGACTATGCATTTTGTCGATAATTCTACTAAAAGTTGGGCTTGAGATGTGATGCATCTCGTCAAGTATGACTGTCCCGAACTCTTTTTTTATCTCGTCCATTTTACGGTAAAGACTTTGTATGTTTCCAATTACTATCGGACTATCTGTTTCAAACTTTCCACTTCCAATAATACCTGCCGTAATTCCAAAGACTTTTTCTACCTCTTTTGCCCACTGATTTCTTAATGCAATTGTGTGGACAACTATCAATGTTTTTCTTTTAAGTTTTGAAGCAATAGCTAAACCTGTAAAAGTCTTTCCCCAACTGACCCATGCGTTTATTATAGCATTGTCTCCTACTTCGTCATATACGTCTTGTTGGGAAGGTCGTAAAGTAAACGTAAACTCTGGAAATTCTATTTCCGTATCAACTCTTTTATCGATTATATTATAATCATTTGGGATTAAATCGATTCGCCCACTAGGTATAGAAATCAAACCTCCTTTAATTAAGCCCATATTTTTAATTACGAAAGGCGGGTCTTGGGGATTCCTAGGTGCAATTGAGTATGTTAATTCTTTATCAATAGTTGCACGAAGATCTGCAGGAACTTCCATGAATATTCTGTTACCTATAACTGCTTTCATTATTTAAACTCTGGCCCACTATGCCATTGCACTAGAGAATGTCGAGTACCTGCACGTACTTCTGTGACTTCGTGTAGAAGCATAGAAGGAAATACTATAATTGATCCTTGCTTACGAAGGCCTTCTGGTAGGGATAATTCCCGTCCAAAGAAGTCTTTAAGTTTAAAATTTCCACCATTATATCTTTCTTCCTCTGTTAGTTGAATACTAATAGAAAGCTTTCTATTTCCGTACTTTTCCACATCACAATCCCTATGCTCTTTATAGAAGCAGCCTTTAGCATATTTACCATACTGTACTAATTCAAAGGAGTCTAAGTCAAAATTCCATTCTGCTCCTCTATTTGCTTCTTTTACAAATTTATCTGTTATTGTTTGAACCCAATGACCTGAAGCGAAAAATCCTACTTGTGTTGTTCTGTACTCTTCATCTACAGTCTTGCTGTCTTTAATACCTGCAGTGGTAAGTTCTAGTTTATCCCCTATAGAAACGATTGCCTTGCACAGCTCAGGCTCTAGCGCACCCTCCCACCACCAGTATGGTACTTTAATTACTTGATTCATAGCTTTATCCACCCTAAAATTGTTTCTTTATCTATATCTTCCCACTTCTCAAAAGTGCAGTTATACATAAGAATCTTGTCTGTATCTTCTCTTTGGTTAAGAGATGTATTATTGTATATATGCTCCGGCATCAATGTAGCTTCAAATTCCTTTTCTTTATTAGAATTTAAACTACGATAAGTTACTAGGCATATGCCATTTTTTAAATCTTCTATTAAATCTTTCGCCATGTGTCTTTCTTCCTTTCTGTACTAAACTCCCATAGTTCCCATGGAAGTCCCTTTCTATATAATATTCCTGCCCAAGTTTCTTCTAATTTCGGCGGTCTTTTGCAGACAAAGGGAAAGGGAATGTTTAAGCACCATACAAGTGCTGCATTACCCTTACCTTCTATCTTGCCCATTTTGTGATACTTAATGGGACTTGTTTTTGTTTTTTCAAGTTGAAAATATTTTCCATTACTATCTATGTAATTTTTACCACGGTGTCGTATTAAATCTGGAATCGTATCAATCATATACTTGAGTGGATAGATTCCTTTCATAGGACTCTGTAGTCTACGCATCGCAAGATTCTTACCTGACATATTTTTATCATCAAGAATTTGCCCGTCGGCTACAAGTAGTCCATCAATTAAGTCAATATCATCTGTGCCTACGACATAGACGGGAAACTTAATTCTATCATACACCATACTTACTTTCAAACTTGCCGAAAGAGTAATCATCACCAATATCAAAATCACACCCTACTGGGCAGTCTGGTATTGAGAGTCCTCTATCCTTTTGCATGTTTCTTAGTAGGATTTCACAGTATTCTTCTACTGCTTCTTCCTTCACTTCTGCTAATATTGAGTCATGCACTAACGCAAATATTTTAGCAGGTATTTTCTTTTCTAACACTTCACTATGTGTATCAATTGCTCCGAGTAAGTTTACATCAGAAGCAACGGACTGAACTAGAAAATTTAGTCCTGATCTCACTTCATGAGAGGCAACACCTTTATCTTTCGAGGCAACATTTGGTAATCTTCTTTTTCTTCCAAAGTGACTGTAAATAAAACCATTGTCACGAATAAAGTTTTGAGAATTATCAATCCACTTACGGAGTGCTGAAAACTGTTTAAAGTAGTCATCAATCACCTCTTTAGCTTCAGATACGGTAAAAAGTTTACCACTATCTTTTGTTACTTGCCAACTGATCTTTTGCGGACCAGCACCATACATTATACCAAATGTCACAGCTTTAGCAGCCTGTCTCTCCATTGGGTATAGTTTTGCAACTTCGTCTGCCTCACATGGAAGCTCAAAGACTAACTTCGCAATATTACTGTGAAAGTTGCCTCCACTCTTAAATACTTCCATAAGGTTGTGGTCTTTAGCTAAGACAGCTGCACAATATACTTCTGCAGTTGTCAAGTCCATTGCAACTATTTTGTTGCCAGGCTTCGCTTTCATACAACCTTTTACTATAGGATTATCACGAGGCAGCTGTTGCATATTTAATTTACCGCTAGATGATAGACGACCTGATGTAGTCCCATGAAGATTAAAGTTCGTACGCAATCTTCCATCTCTATCTAGTGCGGGTATAATTTTATCAATATAAGTTGTTTTAATTTTTACATTCTGTCTAACATTCAGAATGAGTTGGGGAACTGGATGTTCTTCTGCAAGATTACCTAAGCTCTCTGCATCCGTACTATCTGCACCTGTTCCTGTTTTCTTTCCAGTAGGCTCTAATCCAATATAATCAAATAATAACTCTCTCAATTGTTTTGTTGAGTTAGGATTGAAGTCTCCTGTATTTGTTTTGTAGTCTTGTACTTCCTTGTACTCATCTAGCTTTTGAGCAGCATCTTCGATAACATCTGCCATAAGTGTTTGTGAACTTACTAGTCTATCTGTATCGAAAGGTACTCCATTATTTTCTGCATCAATAAGAAATCTACACCCAGGCTTTAGAATATTCTCATATACCCAAGTAAGTCTCTTATTAGTATCTAAAGCTTTCTTAAACTTGCCATGTAGAATGTACGTACAAACTGCATCCATACCAGCATAAGTTTTCATAATATCAAATGGAATCATATCCCAACTGAAGTCTGCTTTTAGTATACCATTTGTCTTTCTATAGTCAGCTATCCAGTCATACATAGGTTTTTCATAGTCTCCATACTTAGTATGTTTGAGAGACAACTGTTTTAGTCCATGGGTTCCTGGATTTTCATCTATTAGGTAATGCTGTAGCATTGTGTCTTCGAATCTAGGAAAGTTAAACTTAAAGTGATACTCAAACCACGATACATCAAATTTTGCATTATGAAATACTACTATCTTTTTATCGAAGACTTCTTGTAAAAGAGCCTCACATGTTGCATTAATACAGTCGCAGTTTATATACGCACCTGTTTCACCATCATAACTTAAACTAATACCAATCATATACCCATCTCTAGGGTACAGTCCTGATGTTTCTGAGTCAAGAGCAATATATTCACTCTCACTATCTCTAGCTTTTATAATAAATTTACTTGCTTCTACACTATCTGTTATTCCAAAAGCAATACTTTCATCTATCTTTACTACTTTCTTTTTTCCCGATACGTATTCTATAATACTTTTCTTTGAGTCTTCCCAGAGTGTTTTTACTTCTGGTTTGAAAGCAATCATAGCTGGGTTCATTACAGGAATAAATTTATCATCTACAACTTTACCACTATACTCCATAATTGAAGTAACGTTTGTGTAATACTTTAGGGCTTCTGAGCCTACTAAAATAATCCAATCATAGCTGTCTATATCTATATCTATATCTACATCTCTTTTTAGTACTTTTTTCAGTGTTCCATCTGATGATAGCGAATATCTATCAAATTCAAATAAGTTATCAAAGTGACCTATAAAGTCAGTCCTTGACGGTTTTGCTTCTATTAATGCTACTTTAGCCATTCTATCTCCTTGTCTTTTGTATATACACCATTACCTAACTGTAGGTTTGGTGCGTGTCCACCCTTTATAATCCAGTGGTTGTCTTTAGGACATACATACTGTAAATTACTTACGTGTGGGTTGTGTTTGTTATCATCTATATGGTCTACATTGAAGAAGGGTCTTAAGATACTTCTTAAGTTCTCATCAAAGTTATGCCAATAGGGTCTTAATTCTTCCGGACAGTCCTCTAAACCTACCCAACTATCCATTACTAATACATGAAGTCTTACTACTCTCTTTACTGTATCTGTTCTTTCACAGTAGTTTCCTGCTTCTGTGTTCACATATTTAAGTATACTTGCAGGAAGTTTCAGTCCAACTGAAGGATATTTATTTCCATGTGGCCCAGTTCCATACCAAGTCAAAGGTGTTCCTTCCTTCTTTACGTTGTAGTTAATTACAACTCCATCTTTTGCTATCATGTACCCAGGTACTTCTGCACCTTGGTGATTAAGTGGTTTTAACTCTTGATTTGTCCACTCAGGACAAGCATTTTTTATATCTACCACTTCTTGTGTTTTCATATTACCCATATAATCTTCTCTTTAGTCTAGCAACTCCTTCTCTAGTGAAGTTGCCCGGATCATTGCCCGGTTTTAATTTAATTGTTTGATGTGCCATGCCTAGAGTTTCACATATACCTTCTACTTTGGTAGCTGCGACTTGACCTGCTTCGTCTCCATCAAACATGATATCTACTCCTGTTGCTCCTTGCATTTTTAGAATAGATAGTTTAACCCAATCTACAGACTGTGTGCCGAAGCAACAGACTGTATTCTTTAACCCCTTATCCCATAAGTTAAGAGCATCAAATATACCCTCAACCAATATAATTCTGTTCTGTATCATTTTAGGTTTTGCAGGACACAGTGGTAACTTTAATCCTGGTGGATAAAGATGATACTTTGGCCTTGTTGGATCGTCTCGTAGTAATCTACCTATCAACCCAACTGTCTTTCCTGTTATATCTCGAATAGGAAATATAACTCTTCCTGCAAACTTGTCCCCATCCTCCCAAGTAAATGCACTCCATATTTTCAATGTATCAGCACTAATGTTTCTTAGTGTTCCACTATACATTACTGCACCTGCTGGTAGTTTAATTCCTAC